TAACCTTAAAGCTAATCCTGAGAAAGACTATATCTATTGGCCCAATCGACTAGAAAAAGTCGAGGCATTTGAAAACTTTATTCAGGAGATTTACAAGAATGGGTAAGAAAAAATCACGGACTAAACAAGTATCAAAAGGCGAAAGAAGAAGCGTAAATCTAAAAGTTGCAGCAGCAGCTAGAAAGATGAGAGACGAAGAACAGCCTTTTAGACGTATCCTTGACCAGCAAGCAGCTTGGAAAAAAGGAAAGAACGTAGTACTAACCGTTCATAATCCAAACAAAGCCGAAACCAACAAAATGTATATCAAAGTTCCTGCTTGGCAGGTATGGGGTAATCCCAATGGTGGCGGTAAGAAAAAGGCAGAAGCGACATGAAATATTTAATCATTGCACTAGCATCATTATTGATTCCACTTAATACGTTAGCAGAACAAAATACTGTAGATGTACCTCTATTGTTTTGGGCAACTAAGCCCGTTCAATGTGCTCATCCAGACGAAATCATTAAAATTCCTGAGGCCTATGGCGAGAAACCTATGATCACAGGAACTGGACTAGCCACTATGCCAAATGGCACAGGAATGGAAGTTCAAATTGTACTTGGTGTCAATACTAAAACAGGCACTTGGACCTTGATTGAGATTAACGGTCCAGAACAAGCGTGTGTTCTTGGAGCTGGCAAGGACATTACATTAATTAAACCAGACAATTCTAATAAAGTAGGAACATAACATGGCTGCAGAAAATTACGAAAAATGTTTAGAAATGGTACTTCATCACGAGGGTGGATATGTAAATCATCCAAAAGATCCTGGTGGAGAAACTAACATGGGCGTAACAAAAAGAGTCTATGATGAGTGGTGTTTAACTGAAGATCTTGCGCCAAAAGATATGAAGGAGCTAACATTTGAAGACGTTGCACCGATTTATCGAAAAAATTACTGGGACCGAGTCAAAGGCGATAACCTCCCTGTGGGTCTTGATCTTTGCATTTTTGATTTTGGTGTCAATGCCGGTGTCGGTCGTGCTGCGAAGTTTATCCAATCTATTATTGGGACTACAGTAGACGGCGGAATTGGTCCTAACACTTTGGGAGCACTTGAGGCTTATGTTGCCATTGAAGGACTAGAGGCTACTATTGATCAATACCAAAACAAAAGACAAGAGTACTACGAAAGCCTAAGTACCTTTGAAACATTTGGTCGTGGTTGGACTCGTAGAGTTGAAGAAACTACAGCCGAAGCTCACAAACTAGTTTAAAGAAAAGATACTAATTGCCGGTTAGCCAAGTGCTGTTCGGCAATATCCTCTTTTGACTGACCATGGTAAGCTACTGCGTGGTGCTTTTCGATCATGTAGTCGTTGATAGACTTATCAGCGTAATTGGTAGTTCTCCATAGTTCACCTAGGATTCTACCAAACTTACCGGTCTTATCTTTTTGAGTCTTTAGAATAATCCCACCATCATCATCTAACATATCAGTTAGAAACTGTTTGGCTGCAAGGCCAAACTTTTTTTCTTCTAGATCTCTTGTTCTTGACTCAGGTGTATCAATACCAAACATTCTAATCCTTTCTTTGTGTAACCATACACCAAAGCCAAGATCAATATCTACATCTACGGTATCGCCGTCAACTATTTTGACTACTTTGCATCTGTATTCATACATTTATTTCTCCAATACCCAGATGACTTTTTTGTCTTTTGTTACAGGGTTTTCAATTGTAATTGCAGGAACTTCTGGATTATGATCTTTGGGTTTATACACCCACACATATCCATCTGCTCTTTGTTCTTTCATAGTCTTAAAAAAGTCTATGTTGTCATACATAAACGATCCTACTATTGTTGCTATTATTGATTCGATCATTCGTATATTCCTTCGTTGTCTTTCATATAAACTGGCTTACAATAAGCCGTGATTCGATCTTTTGGATCTACATAAGTTCTATAAGAGTAATTACCATATTGCTTAGGTAATTTTTTTGCAAAATACTGACATCTATCTATCGAGTAAAAAAACATAGGATTTGGAAGTTGTTGTCTAAACTCGCCAGTTCCCATAATAACTACCAGCATAAATGCGTGTACCATTACTTTTCGCCAAAGTGTTGTTTAACTTTCCATTGAGCATCTGCTATTCTTAACTTCATCATTTGAACAGCCTCTTCTTGTTTTGTTTGAGGTATAGGCTTTGGATTGCCAATTTGTTCATCAACCCATATTAACCAACCCATAAGAACAATAAGAGTAACAATCACAGTCATAATCCAAAACAACATCATTATGCCCAGCCTTTAACCTTCATAATAAACCATATTCCCCAGCCAATTAGACCTGCCATAAGAGAAAGTAAGATAACAACAGCTGTAATTTCAAAGAATGCTTTTTGTCTTTCTTTTTGGTCATATATCATTTGCTGTCTCTTTTTACGTATTTCACCTTCCATCTTAATAAGCTCTTGCCAAGCGCTTACTCCTCTGGTATACGTAATAAGTGTCCTCAACTGTTCTCTCATATCTTCAGCTTTTTTCTTAGCCATAAAGGCCGCCATAGCTTCTTCTTCAACAGAACCTGCTGCAAAAAGCTTCTTGAATAGTGGAGGTTTTTTGCTGTACTCTTCCGCCTTCTTCAGGTCGGACATAGCACCCATCCACTTACCAAGGTCTTTACCCATAGATTCTACGTCACGGCCAACTTCAAAACCTTTCTTAATAAGGTTGAATGCGCTGGTCGCGGTGGCCAAAGCCGTTACTGGATCGATCATTAAATGTTTTCCTCTGTTGATCGGTTATCTAACCATCATAAAGATCAATCCACATCAGGCACCAAGCCGTTTACTTGATGTTCTTTTCCATTCCTTTCTATAGTCGTGGTTACCCATTTAGTTGGGCCCAACATAACTACCGGACTTTTATATTCTTTTTTCCGCCATCTCTTACTAGGTGGCGCTTCAACTTTAGGTTTAGCGAACTGGTTACGTTTTCTAAGCAAGTCAGTACTCTCCTACAGATATTTATACGAAAAAAAATGTAAAAAAAGTGAAAAAAAGGGTTTACAATCGCAAAAAACTATGATATAATATATCTACAAAATGGAAAAAGGAAGGAATAAAATTATGAATTATGCTAATCAGTTTGGTTACTCAGATGTTTCACCTTGCGAAGTTGTAAAGGTTATTTCTGAGAAGACCATCGAAATTCGCTATATGGATGCCGAAGCACTTCCATGGAAACGCGAATTTCATCCTGGTGGATTCTTTGGTAACACATCGAATCAAAATGACCAGAAGTGGAAGATCACTTCCAATCCTGAAAATCACGTTTTTCGTATCCGTTTGGGCAAAAATGGTTGGAAAGACAAATATGGAAATCGTTATAAGTTGGCTGATGAGCCAATCAAATTTTACGATTTCAACTTTTAAACGAGGTAGTTATGAAAGGCTATATCATACCGGTAATTGCAGCACTCTCTTTGAGTGCCTGTAGTTCCCTTCCATTCAGTGGTAAAGACAAGCAACCGCCTATTAAAGTAGGAGGTATGGACGTTCCAAGTTGGTTTCTCAGTGTGCCAGAAGATACACAGGATAGCATCTACGCTGTCGGAACAGGACATTCGGACGACATGCAGTTCTCCATAGATAAGGCAATGCACGAGGCTAAAGTTGGTCTGGCAGATAAAATTGCAGCCCGTACTTCAGCTGAAGTCAAAACCTTTGTTACTGATAGTGGTAAAGGTGGACAATCTCTTTCTACAAGAAAGTCTACCAAACTGGCAAAGTCTGGATACCAGAACGTTGATGTATCAGACTATGTTGTAGAACATCGTATGGTTATTATGGATGGAGTATTCTATAGAACTTTTATTCAGATGTCAATTGACCCGTCTGATCGTTCAGTAGTAAATACAAACACCTTTAATAACAAGGACGATGAAGTAGCAACCAAGGCGTTGGAGAACTTCTAATGGGTTGGTTTCTTTTCATAGGTAGTTGGTTGGTATTTGGAGTTTTAGTATATGGTTTCGAAAATAGCTATGTTCCAAAGCCAATCAAACCTTTGGAAGAAAAATTTGTTATCACAACATTCGAAAATGGATATTGTGTTGACAGTGAAAAATTAACTACTCGGCTTATAAGAACTGTTGAGTCAGTCAAAATCGATTAGTTATAAATAATTTTGCAGTTGACGAAGCAAGTCAAAAGCTAGACTGGACGCGGGGGCAGTACCCGCCGCCTCCACCATAAGCACAGGGAGTCAAGGCCTCCTACTTGGTAGCGACAAGTAAAAGCGTAACTCTTATCCAACTCGGCCTGGTTGGTGTGCTTATGATGGGGGCGAACTAGGATCGACAGGTAGTGTATAGATGAGTGGAGATTGCCGGAGGCGAACGCGTAATAGTCGCAAACTTGTAAATGCAAACGATAACTTTGCACCTGTAGAGTACGCTAACGCAGCGTAGTTCTAATGAGCCCGGAGGAGCTTGGAAACAGAATCCTCCACCTAACTTGCCAGAGGAGATAACATTGGCCGAAGAAAAGAAAAAAATCGTTGAACTAAAAAACGATGAAAATGAATTTGAGTTGATGCTTAGATTTTTTGGCAACGAAATTCTTGCCATTAAACTTGCAGCATATAACTTTAATGGTAGACTAATTATGTGGGCTATGGTAACTATGTTCTTTACTTTTATGCTTATGGAAGTGTTTGGATTTAGTGCATGGCTTGGTATTCAGTGAGGATAATATGAGACAGTTTGTTTATGATAGCTGGAATGGTGTTATGAATGCGGATAAAAATCCGTTGAGGCATATTCCAGATACAAATACCAGACACATGGTACTACAAGTCCTAGCTTGGATGTGGTGCATTGTGTTTAGTATGTGGGTCGGTAGTTTCTGGATCATGGGAATTAGTATGATTGCTCATGCTCTACTTCTAGGCGCAATTGTAGTAACGGTTGCGACTTTTGAAACTGCAAGATTACGTCCTACGTTTTTCCAAGACTTCCCAACATCTACACCAAGTCGTAGTAGAATGTATATGTGGATTAATGGAAAAAAAATTAAACTTGATCCAAATGATAAAGGAGGAGAACACGAATGAAATTCAGTTGGGAAGACTTCAGAAAAAAATATGGTGAAGGAACAGCCGCTGATCTAGATTATGGTAAACTAATTATGATCGGTCTTCTGATCTATATCGCATTGAACGTTTAATACCGTTCAATAATTTGACACACACAACACACACAGGAGGAAATGATATGTCAAATAAAAATCCGTTCGAGATTAGACTCGAAACTTTAAAGATGGCTAAGGAAATGATGGATCATCAGCTAGATATGCAGCAACAGCTTATGTATCAAATGCTGGATGAAGCCAAAGACGCAGGAAAAAGCGTGAAGGACGTTATGGATAAGTACACGCCCGACATGTATAATCCTTCCAAGGTCATCGAAAAGGCTCAAGAATTCTATGAATATATTTCAAAGAAATCTTAAAAAAAGCCTTTACAAGGACGAAATTTTGTGATATAATACTATCATAAAATGGAAAAGGCCAACGAGGGAAGCCTGGCAATGTAGCCGAACACACCTCATCGAAAGGAGAGTCGGGCGGTAAGTTAACGCGGTTAAGCCTAGAGCGACGTTAAACAAAACTAGGTGGGTATTAGGCAAGCCCTCTCAGAAATTGCTAGCATCTAGGACGTATAACCTAGCTCTGCTTACTAAGGGGTCACTACCTAATAAGTGCATCCGGGGCCATGGTTAGCCCCGGCCGGATTCTGATTCGTGCGCTGGTAGGAGCCACACGGATAGAGGTAGTAAGACTTGCTACGATCCTACCACTAACTGAAAGGGAACCCTCCTGAGCAAGAGGCAAAAAGGCTCATATGTTAGGAGAAAAATGTCAGAAAAATTAAATGAACAAGAATACGAAGAAGCAAGGTCAAGCTTTGGTATTCCGTTGTCTACTTACAAATCGCCTAATGACCGTCCTGGAGCTGTCCATATGACAATGGAAGATACTTATAAGCATACCATTGCAGAGCTCGAAAAAGAAAAACATTACTATATGGATAAGTATGTTGCTCTTCAAAAAGAATTGGACGAACTGAAAAAAAATTCAAAATAATTGAAAAAAGTCCTTTACAATTGCGTAAAAATATGATATAATGTTTACATTAAATAATTATGGAAGGACTAACTATGAAAATTTTGAAATCAAAAGTTGCTGGAATGACCGATCTTCAGTACACCAAGCGTCACAACCTTATCAAACAGGTTGCTAAAAAGAGAGCCCTTGAAGCTGCTCGTGATGCTGAAATGGTTAGGGAAGAAAGGGCCCTTGAAAGGCAGCTTAAAAAAGAAGGTGTTGTTGATAACGATAATCACAATATCAATCATTGGACAGATGGTCCACAGTATCTTGAAAAACATTATGGTGCTCGTTTGGCTGATCAAAACCATTACGAGTCAGATGAAGGTTGGAACTAATATATGACTATGCATTTAGTGAGAGGCATGTCAAGCCTCAATACAAAAAAACGTAAGCAGCCAAAGCAGCCTGGTTGGCAAAAAGCTCAAGCTGAACATGATGCCTGGCTTAAAAAGATGGGTGTGCATCCATCTCAACTTAAGAATAAGGAGAAACATAGTGGCTACAGTATTCCGGACTATAAATCGACACGTCCAACAATCCCAACGTCGGACCGCATCACAGCTATCCAAGGAAAGAAAACTCGAAACGTCTATACCGGAACGTATGTCACAGGACTCGCCACAATGCACAAATCAAACACTGTTCCCGTTGGCCGCGGCGATGATGCCAAAGCCTACGCTCAAATGAGGAGAAGTTAATGCCATTTGAATATGAAGAAGAACCCACAAGGGAACTTATTAAAGAGGTCAAACAGACCTATGAAGCTGAAATTGATAGTCAAGGTAATCGTAGAATTCGTGTGACTACCAATACTGCAATTCACTTTCCAGAAGATAGTGGATCGCGGCATAACCCAACCACGTGTACAAGCGTAGAATATCTATAGGAGGTCATATGAGCGCAGCATATACAAGAGGCGAAATGCTAGAATTTCTTCACAATGGAGTGTGCGAAGTTAAATTCATCAAAAAGAATGGTGAAGAACGAAACATGTCGTGCACCTTGAAAGAAGATCTTATTCCTAAGGAGATCATGCCTAAATCCGACAGTGATAACTGGAATGGAGTTGATCAAACTATTGGTGCTATTAGAGTTGTAGATACCAATAAGAACGAATGGCGATCATTCTTGGTAGATAATGTATTGAAGTTCAGCCACCCAGGCTGAACTTTTTTGAAAAAAAATAAAAAAAAATTACAAGTGATTGATTTCATTGAAAACTTTTTTTCACTTTTTCCTTTACAATTGGTTAAAATTGTGATATAATATACTTATAAAATGGAAAAAGGAAGGAAATCCAAAATGAAAAATCTCAAGAACCTCATCAAAAGCTACAAGAACGAAGCCAAAAGCGATTGGGCAATCCAAGAAGATATGGCTGATATGTACAACCAAGATGCTAACGATGCAGAAGTTGTATATAACTTCACAATGCAGAGAATGTACCCAACTGCTGCTAGCTATCTTAACAACCTTGATACGATCGTTCGTGAAGCTATTTGCATGGCGATTGCCGAAGATAAAGGCAACGACTTTTTGGTAGAAAACTTTGGATGGAGTGTAAACTAATGAAAATCGAAACCGCAAAAAAGGTCTTCAAGGACCGCGCTGAAAATTTCTACGGTATGACCGTAGCTTGGTTGGCTGATGAAATGGCAAAGGGTTTTCACGAAACTCAACGTGTAACTCAAGCCTATAATGTTTTGAAAAAAGCGGAGATTGTGTAATGATTAACACTATGGAAAACAAGCGCTTTGACGCTACTGGTTCTCACCTTCAAGGTACTATTAACTATAGCTATGATGACCTAGTTCATTCATTTGGCGAACCAACTATCACTCAACACGTTGATAGTGGTAAAGTTACTGTAGAATGGCAGTTAACATTTGATCTTGAAGAAGATGGTAAGGTTCAAGCTACTATCTATGACTACTGCA